TCGAACGAACCTTACCCCGAGGAAGGAATAAGAGACCGACGAACCCCAGTAACAATACAAGCAAGCATAATCCGCATGCGCGTAGAACCCAGCAACGTAGTCGTTCTTTCGGTTTAAATCAAATGGTTGCTTAATAAAAAAATGGAAATCACAAAAATATCAGAACTACAAGATAAGCCAAAGAAATATAAAAAGAAACCTATAATAATAATAGCTTCGGAGGTTTTTGAAAAAGAAATGAAAGAATTAGAGAACCTTAAAGAACAACTAAAAAAAGAAACTGATAAATCTGAATGGCTTAAAATACCAGAATTAAAAATTGAAATTCAAATTGAAATTCATCACAAAAACCAAACTTATACAAATTGCGAAAAAGATTTAAACACAGGCGAATCAATACCAACCTACGAGCAGATTCAATGGTTAAGAAATTCTAAATACAAAAACCAATTAAATTTAGATGATACTTACGAATTTGTTCAGAATCCAGATAATATTTCTAAAGAAAACGGCTATGTTGCTAGGTTCTACGCGTATTCGGATTGTGCTTGCTTGAGTTGTGACTGGGGTTCGTCGGGCTCTGGTTCCGTCCTCGGGGTAAGGTTCGTTCGGAAGTTGAAAGTTGAAAAATTAAGATGAAACTAAAGAAATTAATTCATAAACCTCTTGAACCGACAGATAAATTAGTAGTTTGCACTTTAGAAAGTGTAAAAAGAGCGGTTCAAAATATCCCATCTCAGCAGGAATTAGAATGGATTGCAAAACATCCAAAACTTTATGCTTTAAAACAAGAATTTATTATAGATTTATCATTTGACCATCCATATATCAAAAAGTTACATGGTCAAATTGATAAACTAAAAGAAGAAAATGCTGATTTAAAGTCAAATAGAGATATGTATTTGCAAATCTCTCAAAAACAAGATGCTGAGATGAAAAAAATAAAAAGGTTTATGAAAAAGTTTGGAGGTCAAGATGATTAATTTTTCAAACTACGCACCTCAAAGCGTATCGGACAAAGGGAAATCTCACGAGGACGCTATAGCGTCAACTCGTGCCTCACTTCGTTCGGTCGGCGAACAACAAATAAGCGGAAAATCAATTCGCTTCGCTCAATCGCTTCGTGCGATAAATGATTTTCCCAAATCGCCTACGGCGACTTCGCTTATTCTTTCCATTATGCCTAATTTCAAAATCGCCCTCCACAGCGGGGGGAAACTATTACGATGATAGAAAAATTCAATAAAATAAAACAAATGAGTGAAAGTTTAGATTTAGAACTTGATAGTCTAAAGAGAGAAGCAGAATTAAAACAAAAAGAATATCAAGAGAAAATATCAAACATTTCTAAAATAACTCAAATAACTGAAGGATTAAATGAAGAAGAATTTAAGAATTTTGTTAGAGAACCTTATGCTGTTGTTCCAACTGGAAAACAAGAAGAATGGTATGTAATTGTTCCAAAATTTATAAAGATGAATCTTGGTTGGTTAGACCACATAACAGAAACTTATAATGTTTTTAGGATAAATAAGTTTATGAAATGGTTAGGAAACATACCATTAGATATTGAAAAGAAATTTAAGTTTGATGTTAAACTTCCTTTAAAAGTTTTTGATGGAAAAGTTTTATCTGGGAAAGAATATCAAGAAGAAACTTGGAATAAATATAATAAGTTTTTAACAGGAAGAGAAGGAAAAGATAAACTTAAAATTAAAAGAGGATACGAGTTTAGATTATTAGCCCAAATGATTTCTGATGGAATTTTACCTTTTATGCCAAAACCAATAGAAGATGAAGATTTAAGAGATGTTAATTTAAATTTTGAATTAAGAGATTATCAAAGAGAAGGATGGAATAAATTTAAAGAAGTCGGAGCAGTAGGAATTTATTGGGCTTATTCTGCTGGTAAAACTTTTTTTGGTTTATATGCTGGAGCAAAATTGAAAGGAAATAAATTTGTTGTCTGCCCAACTACAACATTAGTAGAACAATGGAATGATAGAATAAATACCTATTTACCAAATAATAAACACGAGTTTGAAGTTCTTACTTATCACTCTTTTCATAAATTAAAAAATAAAGAATATGTTTTAGGAATATTTGACGAGTGCCAACACCTTCCAGCAAATACCTTTTCAAAGTTTGCAACATTAAATATGAAGTATAGAATTGGATTATGCTTAGATAAAAATACATTAGTTGAAACAAAAAAAGGGAAAAAGATGGTTAAATCATTAAAAATAGGAGAAAAAGTTAAGTCATTCAATTTTCAGAAACAAAAAGAAGAATACAAACCAATTGTTAATATATGGAATACGAAAAAGGACACATTAGAAATCTCTTTTTCAACACCAGAAGGAATAAGAAAAATAAAGTGTAGTCCAGAACATAAGATTTTTGTTAATGGAAAATTCACAAAAGCGAAAGATTTAAGTAGCGGTGAAACCATAATATTTAGGAGTAAAAATGCCAATTAAAGTAAAATGCCCAATTTGTAAAAAAGAATTGAAAGTAAAACCAAGCAAGGTTAGAAGACAGAAAAATGTTTTTTGTTCTATAAAATGTAAGAATGAATTTCAAAAAGGAAAACCAACATGGAATAAAGGAATGAAAGGAGAATATACTCTATCAGAAAAACATAAAAAACATATCGCAGAAGGAATAAAAGGAAATGAAAAGATAAAAACCACACAATTTAAAAGAGGGCATAAATGGAAAGAAACAGAAAAAGAAAAAAGAATTAATACAATAAAAAGGGAAAAATCTCTCTCTGGTAAAAGGAATGGTATGTATGGGAGAAATGGAAAATTAAATCCAAATTGGAAAGGAGGAACAAGTTACTGGAGAAAAAAATACTATAATTCAATTCCCTATAAAGAATGGCAAAAAGCAGTTTTTAAAAGAGATGATTATAAGTGCCAAATATGTGGGGATACTAAAAAAGAGAAAAAGATTATTCATGCCCATCATATAAAATCCTTTGCTAAATATCCAGAATTAAGATTAGAATTAGATAATGGAATAACTTTGTGTAATATTTGTCATGCGAAAGTTCATTCAAAAAGATTTCAATTAGGAAAAGTTTTAAGTGTTGAGAAAAAAGAAAACAAATCAGATATGGTTGATATTGAAGTAAAAGATAATAATAATTTTTATGCAAATGGAATTCTTGTTCATAATTCAGCTACACCATATCGTGAAGATGGAAGAACAGATTTTATTTTTGCATTAACAGGATTTCCAATTGGATTAAGTTGGGATAATTTAATTGAATTGGGTGTTTTAGAAATCCCAGATGTAAGAGTTTATATTGTTTCAGATTGGAGAGCAAAAGAAAGAAAATTAAAAGAAATTCTTGCACAAGGAGATAAAAAAACCATAATTTTCTGCGATGGAATTTCTTTAGGGAATAAACTTTCAAAAGAATTAGGAGTTCCATTTGTTCATGGTGGAACAAGTAAAAGATTAGAAATAATTAATAGTGCTGAAGTTTCAATAGTTTCAAGAGTAGGAGACGAGGGATTAAGTATCCCAGAACTTCAAAGAATTATAGAGATAGATTTTTTATTTGGAAGTAGAAGACAAGAAGGTCAAAGACTTGGAAGATTGTTTCATGGAGAAGATAAAGGAGAACATATTATATTGATGACTGAAAAAGAATTTGAAGATTATGGGAAAAGATTACACGCAATAACAGAGAAAGGAATTAAATTGGAGATAATAAGATGAAAGAAATTATCCAAGAAATAGAAAAGTTTGGAGAGTTTTATAGAGAAACCGACGATAAAATAATTAGAGGATGTTACAATAATCATATTGAGCTAATCATAACAGAGGCTCCAAAATCAGAACAATATAATTTATGTAATTACTGGGCGAGGTTGATACGATGAAAAGAAAATTAAAAAATCTCAATTTCTCTATTGGTTATGATGGTGATTATTTCCCGGAAGTTTTCACAGCTCATCCAATGCCATCATTGGAAGAAAGAAATGATAAATTATTTATTACAGAAGGAGCAGAAAAGTTATTTTATGACAATCGATTAAAAGTTATAGATTTGTTTTCCGGGTGCGGGGGAATGTCATTAGGATTAGTAAATGCAGGATTAAGAATAGTCGCATCAGTAGAAAACGATGATTCGGCGCATTGCACTTATGCTTATAATATTCCAACCTTTCAGATGGCTCCGATACATTGTTATTCTAAAGATATAAGAGAAATATCAGGCAGAGAAATTTTATTTAATCTCGGGTTAGAGGTTGGCGAAGTTGATGTTGTAGTTGGCGGTCCGCCTTGTCCATCTTTTAGTTATGCCGGTAAAAGAAAAATAGGCGACGAGAGAGATTTGCTTTTATTTGAATTTAAGAGATTAATTGAAGAAATTCAGCCAAAAACTTGGGTTATGGAAAACGTGCCAGGCATTAAAACAAAAAAATTCCCAGACGGAACTTTAGTTTTGGATAAATTTTTAGAAGGCATGGAAAGATGAATGAACTATGCGATTGCGGGCGGAAATTGGCAACTATTCAAACTACTGACGATGGTGGAATGTGTTCTAAATGTTTTGAGGAGAAATATGGCAAAAGACCCGAATAAAGTAAAACAGGGAAAGAGAAATAAGGCTCAGGGTGCAGCGTTTGAGTTACGCGTGCGGAAAGATTTAGAGGAGAAAGGTTGGATAGTTAGCAAGTGGCAGAATAATGTTGAGTTGCCTGAAATAATTAAATCTAAGAAAAATCCTGAATTATTAATGGATTGTCTTGATAAGATTAAATCTTTTGGTAAATTAATCCCAGCAAAAACAAAATGGGCTGGTCCAGGGAGACCTATGGTTCTTGGGAGTGGTTTTCCAGACTTTGTGGCGTTTACGAAAAATACTAAAATTATTAAATGTAGTCTTGTAAAAGATGAATTTAGACAAGTAGTCATTGGCGTAGAATCTAAAATAAACGGATACTTGACCAAAGAAGAGCGCGCAAAATGCAAGTGGCTTTTAGATAATTCCGTTTTCTCGAGGATACTCATAGCGCGCAAGACGAAAGTTAAGAATAAGATTAAAATAATCTACGAGGATTTTGAGGAGAAATATGGCAATAAAAAGTGATGATAAAATAATTTGGACTAACAAACATCAAAGAGGTTTATATTTTAAATTTAGATGTTGGCTGTCTTTTCAATGGTGGTTTCATATAATTTTAATTCCTTATCATATTGTTTTGGGATATTATTATGGTTATTCAACTAAAGAAATATATAAATTTTGTATTAAAAGGTTTTTATAATGAAAAAGAAAATTAAAAGAAGACATGTAAGTAAGCATCATATAATCCCACGTTCAAGAGGCGGTGATTCTAATTTAGAAAATATTGCCAAAACGACTAAAAAACCACATCAATATTATCACGCACTTTTTTCAAACAGACGACCAGAAGAAATAGTTGAATATTTGGTTAATGATTTTTGGAATGGGAATTGGGGTTATGTTGAAAAAGCTTATCGGAGAAACAATGAAAATTAATTTAAAAGATATGGTAAACACTCATTCCAGAAGGATGAGTCCAGATGAAGTATCCAGAGAAATTAAATATTATATGAAATGCAGACAACCAAAAAAAATAGTGATGACTCTCGAAAGAAATGAAAAAATTGGAGGATTTTATTCAGAAATATATATAACTAAAGATTCTGAAAAACCATACATTTAAATACATAATTATATTGGTATATTTATGAAGAGGAAAGATATTCATGTCGCGACTTTTAATAAAATAAAAGAATTTCTTGAAAAACAACCAGCTCCAATATTCAAAGTCGAGATAGTCAAAAAATTAAAAGTCGATTGGGATTCTCTTGCGTTTGCTTTGAAGATGATAAAACATAAAGTATCAGACGATGGGAGAGTTTCTATATGAAGTGGGAATGTGCAAAAATTCATTTAAGGGAAGGTAGAAAAATCAGACGACCAAACTGGCAAGAAGAATCATACTGGGTTTTAAGCAAAGATGGAAACGAAAGAATAATCTGTCAGAACGGAGACAATGCTCGAATTCATCTGCAACAGATTGAGACAAATGATTGGGAAATATTTGAAGAGAAAAGTCCAGTTGAAGAATGCATAAAAAATTTAGGATGGGAGATTGCATCGAAAACAGAAAAAGCTCTAAAATATTTGGACAAACTTGGAATTGATAAAAATAAATGCTTTTTGGATGGAAACAATAATTTAATAATTCCAATACGGGAGTTAGCATGTTAGAAATAATCAATCAAAGGTATATGTTTTTTCTTTTTGAAATTTCAAAGAGACCAAGAAATATTTCAGAGTTAGCAAAAAAAGGAGATTTTACTCTGAGTGTTGCATCAACTTTAATATCCAGATGGGCAAGAGAAGGCGTAATCCTCAAACAAAAACCAGAAACAGGGAGAGGTTCGGAAATCATTATCACATTAACAGACTATGGAAAAGCACAAATAAAATTATTGAGAGCATTGAATAATAATCACAAAAAAAATCAAAAAGGAGAATTTACTATTATTGAGAAGGAGGTGCAAAATGACATCTGAACAAAAAGATATGGAGACAAAGCTGATATACGACGATCGTAAAAAAGAATTGACTCAAGTAAAATCCCAAGTCACAGAAAATAAAACTGACGAAAAAGAAGTTGACGGTAAAAAAGACCCAGCGAAACTTATTTCAACAGTTAATCAAAGTATGAATGTGGTTTATACGGAAGAAGGAATCCGATTGGCTCATAAAAATTTAACTGAAGAAATAAAGTTCCTCGAAAAGCGAGAAATCCAGTTAAGTGAACAACTTGACAATGCCGAAATGACTTTTGAATTAAAAGAGTTAAAAGATAAACTCGACAAAATATCAAAGTATACTCAATCCGAAAAAGCAAAAGCAGAGCATGAAACTATTATTGAGAGACTCAAGGAACTCAATAAAGATTTAAGTCAACTTAAAGATACAATTGGAACTCGATTAAAACTGTAAGTTCAAATTTACCGGGAATCCCGGTGTTTTATTTTTTTATTTTACACTCATGGAAAACCCAAACGGCTACTCGGTCGTTAGAGTTGAGAGGGACCATGAGGGGCATTCTCTGCCTTAGAATTCCTCTTGACTCATGAGCAAATAAAATGATGTTAAAAGATTTAGAAAAAATATTGAAAGAGATACCTATTTTAATGGCTCCTGTAATTGCAGTTCAGAGGAATGAAGGAACTTGGACAGCCGAAGGAATGGCTATCCAAAGAACCAGGGATGATGGTTCAGTAATGAAGTATACTGTGATAAATTACAATTGCGATGATGCAGCAAGAGGACTACTTCACGAATCAATTCATCATTATAATGGAGGAACAGACGAGTGGTATGTAAAACAAGTAGAAAACTTATTGTGGAAAAAACCAGAATTTAGAAAATTATGCCAGAATAAAATAGTGGAGATGTGCGAGAGATATGATTTATAGTATGGAAAAATATATTATAATTGCTGCAGTTTTGGGAATTATTTTGTTGATATATTTGATATGTGAGAAAATTAAGAGGAGTTGATGATTGTGGAAAGATGGGAAGAAAGTACTGGCAAACGTGCCAAAAAAGTCAAATAAACAGCTTTTTGAAGTGTAAAATTCAACAAAAGAAACGAAAATGACCAAATTAAGCAAAAAAAAGGTAAGAAATGCAATTCCAGGCAGTTTTGGCATCAGAGCAATCATAGCAAAGAAGTGTGAAGTAGAAAGAGGTTCAATAACAAAATTTCTTCAAAAAGAAAAAAACCAGGATTTAATTAAAGAGATTGAGGAAGAGCGAGATAAGGTATTAGATATAGGTGAAAAAAAATTAATAGAATTAGTCGACAGAGGTGAATTCCAGGCAGTCAAATTTCTATTGTCTACGAAGGGTAAATCAAGAGGCTACATCGAAAAACAAGAAATCGAAATAGCTGGCAATCTCTCAATATTAACAAAAGAAGAAAGACAGGCAGAAATTAAACGATTATTAAGAAAATGAAAGTTTCTAAACAGCAAGTCGGCGAACTATTTGAAAAGGTCAAAGACGAAACTAAACTCCGCGAACTACTTCAGGAAATATTTTCACGAGAAGAAAATATTGAAACATTTAGTCAAGTAATTTTCCCAAAAACAATAACAAATAAAATACCAGAGTTTCATAGTCAAATTTATGAATTTCTTTTTAAGGATGGAAACGGAGCACTTGCAGCACCGAGAGGTCATGCAAAAACAAGCTGTACTGGAATAATATATTTAATTTTTTGTATTGTTAATAAACTGGAAGAATATATTGTTTACATCTCACAGAATCATGTCAAGACAGTTCAGTTTATTGATCCAATCAGACACGAGTTTAAACACAATAGAATGTTGAGATTTATTTATGGAGATCTAACACCCAGGGCCAGTAAAGATGATGAAGGCAAAGATAGAGAAGATTGTTTCGATGTAGGTGGATGTAGAGTTGAAGCAGTTAGTTTTGAAAAGAATTTAAGGGGATTCAAGTATAGAAACATGAGACCAACCTTAATAATCGGAGATGATATAGAATCAGACGAACGAGTGCTAAATCCAGAATTAAGAGAAAAAGACCGAAACAAACTAAATAAAGTCATTATTCCGTCGCTGGATATTAAAGGCAGGTTTAAAATGATTGGCACACTTTTACATTTGGATTCATTACTCAACAACAAAATAAAATTATACAAAGGAAAAGTATTCAAAGCGTGCGATGAAGAATTAAATAATCTTTTATGGCCAGATAGATTTACAAAAGATATATTAAAGAAGATTAAATATGATATAGGCTCGGTAGCCTTCCAGTCGGAATATCTAAACAACCCGATTGACAACACAAGCTCACTAATTAAGAGAGAGTGGATTGAACAATGCAGGAGACCAGACTTAAGTTCTGAAGATGTGTTTGAGATGCAATTCGAAGTAAAGACAATGGGTGCGGACTTTGCGTTCTCAGACCGGGTAAGTGCAGATGAAAGTGCTTATGTCGGATTAGGTAAGAAAGATAGATTTTATTATTTATTAAATTGCCAAAAAGACAAAGGATTGTCAATCAATGAGCAGATGAAAATAATGAAAGATGAACTGTTCCCAAGATACAGATATGACAAAATGGGATTAGAAGAAAACTCAATTAAGGCAATTAGTAAAGACATAAGTAAATGGAAACTTCCTATAACTTTATTTTGGACTGCGGCGTCTGACCCCGCGGCACGAAAGAAGTCAGACTATGATTGGACAGACAAACGTCACACAGTCGGAAAGATTAATTTGATTAATAGACTCGGAACAGCATTCGAAAACAAAGAGTTCATTATTCCATACAAAACAGAAAAAGATAAAGTAATCTTTGACAAGATAGTAGCCGAATGCACGTCTTACGCATTATCAGACGGAAAACTTGTCGAGGCAGGGGTTCATCCGGACATACCGATAGCACTTGGATATGCACTTGAACTCATGACACTTGAAGGAGGGTTTGCAGGTATATTTGTTGGTAAGGAAACAAAACAAGAAGTGGACGGACAAACTTATGGAGAAGATGAAATTCATATTAAGATTATTGATGGAGAAGAAGTCAGGATGATTGGAAATAGAAGGCTGGTTGATTAGTTGTTAATTTGGACAATAACATTTATAAAATTAAAAATACTTAGGTATGTATCACGATTCCCTCCCCGACAGATTATTTACATTCATGGAAAGAAAAGAAAGTTTTTTAAATGGCGGTTTGTATAGAAATACATGCCAAAAATTAAACATATTTGTAAAGAATGCGGCAAGGAATTCCTTGCATGGAAATGTCAAAAACGAGTATGCTGTTCTCAAGTATGTGGTCTTAAACAAGTACACAGAATTTCTGCTGAGAAACGCAAGACAGGTAAAAACTTTAATTGTCAATATTGTGGAAAGGAGTTTTATGTTTCAAGGTGGAGAACAAAAATTAATAAAGGAAAGTATTGTTCAAAAAAATGTTATTGGAAAGATAAATCAAGAACATCACTTGGCAAAGGAAACTCTCAATATATCGATGGGCGAGTTAAAAAATACACAAAGGCGTTTTACTTTTCAATTGAATGGAGAAGATTGCGAAAATGGATTTATGAACGAGACAATTATGAATGTCAGATATGCGGAAAACATGGCGGACAATTGCATGCCCATCATATTATTCCAGTCGGAAAATGCAAAGACCCACTCAGAAAATCAAATATCATCACGTTGTGTAGAGGATGTCACCAACAACAGCATAGTCTTGAACAATAGGCAGGAGGTGAAAACATGAGTTTTTTAAGTAATATATTCGGAAAGAGCGAGCTGAAAGAAAAGACTTCAACTGTTACAGCATTTGAAGCAACAAGAGAAGGACAGCCCAAAGCATACATTCCGAATTTCTTCTACAAACCTCCCTTTCGGTTATCCTCGATATAAAGATTTACTTTATTATAGACAACTTGCAGCATCGATTTATGTTGACATGTGTGAGACTGCAATAATTGATGAAGTATGTTCTGTTGAGTGGGATATTGTCGCGGAAGATAGAGCCGGCAATGAAGTTCCAGGCAAAGAAAAAGAAGTTGAGATAGTTCAGGATTTTTTTTATAATCCAAATACAAACAAAGAAAGCTGGGAGACGATTGTTAGAATGATGTTGCCAGACTTAATTGAAATCAATTCAGGAATAATAGTAAAAATATTTAATGCATTTGGAAAGATGGTTGAAGTAGTCGCCCGAGACGGTGTGGCTTTTACAAAGAACCCAGACATTTATGGAATGTATACTGACCGAGCAGATTTAATTTTAATAAAAGATATCATGGGAGATATAGAAAAAACACCCGGAAGTAATCCTTATCCATTTTTAACAGGATACATAACGGCAGACGAAGCAAGAGAAGAAGGTGCATATTTTCAATATGGATTTAATACTGGAGCCAAACCAGTTCCATTCGGAAAAAGAGAAATAGTGTGGTTCGAGAAAAAAGTCAGAACAGATGACTTGTATGGTCGTTCAGCTATGGAAGTTTTGGCTAAAACAGTTCAAACACTTATTTATGCGGTGGAACATAATCTTGAATATTTTTCTGACAATTCAATTCCTCCGGGAGTGTTGGGAATGGAAGGAATATCTACAAATGATTTAAAGGCATTTGCTCAGCAATGGACAGAATCTCAAAAGGCACAAGATGACCTCGGAAACTGGAAAAAGAAATTCCACAAATTAGCAATGGTTAATAGAAAACCGACATTTGAGAGATTAGGATTTACAAACGCAGAATTAGAATTAATTGAATCCCAAAAGTGGTGGAGTAAACTCGTCTGGGGTTGCATGGGCATGACAGCCACAGAATTGGGATTTGTTGAGGATAGTAAAGGTTCAGCTAATCAAATAGTTCAAAGTTCAATTGCCAAAAAGCGAATTATCTATCCATTATTAAGATTGATTGAATATCATGTCAATACAGAAATCATCCCGGAGTTTGGTTTTGAAGGGATTCAATATAAATACAAAATCTTTGATGTTGATGAAGAAACAAAGAAGTGGGGATTATATAAACTTCAAACTGAAGCAGATTTAAAAACAATTAATGAAATAAGAAATACAGAAGGGCTTGACCCTGTCGAGTGGGGAGATAAAAATGTTGGGGACAGAAGTCCACAATTAGGAACAAATATCAATATGACAGACCCCCGTCAAACAGAGAGTAATCGAATTAATAGCGATAATCAAGATGATCGAGACAAACAAACTAACAAACCGAAAAAGAAACCTGAAGAAAAAGAATTTAACGATTTTTTATATGGTGGAATGAGTGACAACGTCTACAAAGGATTTGTAAATTATTTGGATGATTATTACGAAAATCCAAATCTTTATGATGGATTACTAAATCAGATAAAGAATTACAAAGAGCGCATTTCCAAGACGAAAATTGATATTGAGCAACTTTCCGAGCAATTTTATGATAAAAATGCCAACCATCAGTTTTCCTCGAAGGACTATTTCGCCAAAAGAAATTACTGGAACAATTCTTTGAGCAAAAACTTCTCTTTTGTGAGGGAGTGTGCTCAAAAGAACAATTGCAAAATTTGCAAATCGATTTTATACGCTTGTAAAGATGATGTTGAGAACCTCTATGATTTTTTGAATAGTAAGCACTGGCACATTTTGAAGAGCAAAATCTACGACCTCGCTTATGGTCAGAAGGATATAAAAGATGGTTCTTACCGCATTCAGGACATGATACGCGAACATGTTCAACATTTACAAACCTTCCGTCTTTATCCCTTTTCATCATATAAAGATATAGATAATGATACTTTAAAAACCTTGCGAAAGGTAGAAAGTAAACCAATGGGACCTTATAAAAATTTCGCATCATGTGTTAGAGCCAATCAAGACAAGAAAGACCCTGAAGCATATTGTGGAGAAATCATGGCCAGAACAGAGAAAGCACTCGGAACGGACAGCCCTCTAACATTACAACCCGGAGAAGAATTAAGCGCGCGTAAGTTAAAAAAAGGAATTACAAAATTACTCGATGAAAATAAAAAGAAGATTATAGAGATACTTGAAACTCAAAAACAAGATGATCAGTTAATAAAAATAAAAGGTGTCGATGATATACCCGACATGATTAAAAAAGTATTTGCATTATTTACATTTAAAGGGTTGTCTGACAGAATTATTCAGGCTCAATTTACTGGTGGATGGGACACAGCCGAAAAGACAATTGACCAAAATGTTGAGTTTAACTCAAAGGCACTTCAATTCTTGCAGGATCATACATTTGATAATATTAAAGATATGACAGGCGAAATAGCAAATGATTTGAAAGCAGAATTATCTCGGGGAATTATAAACGGCGAAGGAATTAATAAATTGAAAAAAAGAGTAGACAAAGTTTTTAATGTCGGCGAAAACCGTGCGGAAATGATTGCCAGGACAGAAGTAAACAGAGCAGAAAACAACGGAAAGTTATTGGCCATGAAAGGATCAGGTTTAGATTATGATAAAAAATGGGTATCCGCAATGGATGATAGAACAAGTGAATTATGCAAACATTTAGATGGTCAAGTGGTTGGGTTAGATGAAAATTTCCATTATAAAGATTGGACTGGGCAAAGTCCTCCAAGCCATGTCAACTGCAGATCTGCCATGGTTTTTATTAAAAAGGAAGAATAAATATACTCATATATTTCTAAATTCTCGCAATAACATTTATAATCATTTTTGAGTTTAACACTGTATGAATCAAGAGGCGAGTTTTACATTTACTACACCTTTGACAGTTAATATTGTTGAAGTCAAAGGGATAGAACATATATTTGTCGAGGGTGATATCTCCACAAACGATATAGATTTAGTCAACGACATAATGACAAAAGAGTGTCAAGAATCCATGCAAAAGCAAATTTTAGAACGAAATATGAAATTAGATATTGAACATGAAGCGTTCCGCGGAGACACAACCGAAGAAAAGGAAATCAACAAAACAAAAATTCCTGCCGGAAAACTAATCGATGCCACGGTTAAAGAATTAGGTAACGACAGATATTCAACTCGAGTTAAAGGCGAAATAAACAGATTTAATCCAAACTACGAATCAATTAAGGGAAATTTAAAAGATGCATATTTAGATGCTTTCTCAGTGGCATTCCTACCGACAGACATCTCGACTAAAAAAGTAGGAGAAAAAACAATCAGACTTCTAAATGACGTTATTTTATTAAATGTCGCATTGACAGGAAATCCTTGTAACACAAAAGCTCAACTAATCGATATAGTCGCAAAGTCAATGGATGCTGTCGCAGATTACAAAAAACTTAAAGAATTAGATCCAAGTATTGAAGATAGATTGGTAGTTAAAAATAAATCACACTTAACCCGTAAGGGAAAAGAACTAACTAAATTTAAAAATTCTAATAAGATGACAGAAGAAAATACAGAAGAAGGCAAACCCGAAGGTACTGATGCTGGAAACGGCGAAGGAACTGAAGAGGAAGGCGAATCTGTTGAACAAAAAGCTATGCTTAAATCTATATCTGAAGAAATGAAAACCTTGTCCGGCAAGTATGAGGAAATTGAGAAAGATAATGTTTCTTTAAAGGAAGCTGTGAGTGAAATCGCAAAATCCATTGAAAAGATAACTAAAGCTCTATCTCAGCCAATCCACAAGTCTAAAGGTGTTCAAGTTGATGATGAAGAAGAGAAAGCAAAAGCTAATGAAAAATCTGTTGATCCTATAGATGCTTGTATGTAATGGTAAATGCTTATACAGGTGGTACGGAAGGTTTGGATATTCAAAATGCATATTTTAAATCATTCGGAAATCTGACACATAAGACAAGATACTTAGATGCATTTAGCGGAGTAGATTTAAGAGACCAAGCAGGTTTTAAAGCTACTACAACAACACAAGGCTGAGCTGGAACGGCAGGATATGCAATGATTCCGGTTTACTTATCTCCTTTGGTCGTAGATCAAACGAGAAAAAGAACACCACTTGTGGAGTTAATTCCTCGAGTTACAAATCTCGGGTTGTACGCTGATTGGAACGAAATAACTGCGAAAGGCGCTGGTTTTACTGCGGCTGAGGATGCTGCTTTTGCTGAAACTGACGATACTATTGATAGGTATTCAACTGCTATCAAATTCGTTTATTCGGTCGGAAGAGTAACAGGCCCAGCATTAGCAGGACAACCTGCATTCGTACTTGAAGGTTTCCAGGGAACTGGAAGCGGACTGGGCGGAAGTGCGTTCGGAAATGTTTCGGCACCAAATGCTATGCAATTCAGAATCTTAACTGCTGCAAGAGCTCTAAAGGAAAAGGAAGAAAGTTTGATTGTTAATGGTGACGCATCTACAACTGCAACTGAGTTCTCTGGGATTGTAAAATTACAGAGTACGACTAATGTTGTAGATTTAAGTGGTGCATCATTGACATATGATGACATTGAAACGGCGGTTCAATATGCGTTTGACGATGGAGGAATCGTTAAGTTAGCAATTGGTTCAAGTGCTGCAGTTAGAGATGTACGAAAGATTATATTGGACACATACCGATATTCTCCAAGTGATGTCCCAAGCGGTGTTTTACCTTTCGGTGTACCATCTGCAGTATTGCTTCAGACAATGGTCGGACCAGTTCCACTGATCCCGTCCATGTATTTGAGTAATACATCAGGCGCAAAACAAATCTATTTCCTGGATACAGATTTCATCGAGATGAGAGTTCTTCAAGATATGACTTATGAAAAGTTGGGTAAAAACAACGATTCAGATAAGTTCTTTTTGAAGATTTACGAATGTTTCGTAATGAAGAACCCTAAATTCAACAGCTTTATAGATAATATTGAATAAACAAAAATTTATTTTTTTTATTTTAATTTAAATGTTCTCGCCGAAGAACAAAAACTCGGCACCTAACTAAATGAAAATGGAGGTAAAATATGACAGCATTAGGAGATGTAGGAACAAACACAGAAATCACGCCTAATTTAGGAGTGAAGATGATTCAGTGTAGTTTTCCAGCAACTGTAATCGGTGGAACTGATACAGCAACTGTAGATTTGTCTGAATTCGGATGTACTAATATTCACGGAATAACAGTATACGATGAAACAACGACAGGTTCAGTAGTTGTAGAAGCAGCACCAACGACAGCGGTAGCATCAAGTGTTTTGACAATCACGTTTGGTGGTTCGGCAACTTGTAAAAAGACAGCGATTATATACGCCTATTAATTGTCTATAAAATAAGATGGTTAAACAAGGAGTAGTAAGCGGAGATTATTATGGAAATAGGATTTATCATGATCCTGTTACATTTAGTCAAGGTTTATCGGGACCAAATGGTGAAGGAAAAGTTTGGTTTGTTGACGGAACAAATGGATCTACTGGCGGACCAGGAACGAGTTGGAGAAAGGCTTTTAACACTATTCAATTAGCGGTTACTGCAGCAAGTGCAGGAGATACAATATATGTCACTGCAAAAGACCTAACTGATTTTACTGGAGATCCAACAAGTTATGCCGAAACAATTATAATTCCAGCAGCGACGAGTAATTTGTCGATTATTGGAGTTAGTAGAGGACGAACTCAAGGCGGATTACCACAGGTTAAGATTGGAGCGGGATCAACTGCTATGCTTACAGTTAGAGCACCAGGTTGCTTAATTGCAAATATGGGCTTTAATGGAATAAATTCAACAGGCGGAGGAATTTTGCTTGATGATGATTATGCGGCTAAATGTGCTTTTGGAACAACAATAGTTGGATGTCACTTTAAGAATTGTGTAGTTACAACATTGCATGCAGAAACTGGTGGAGCGATTTATACAACTTCAGCAGGAAATTGTTGGCAAGTTTATATTGGTGGAAATAGATTCTATAAGAATATGGGAGATATTACATTAGTAGGAACTTCAAATACAGTGCCACAAGACTGGATTATTGAAAATAATATTTTTAGTGGACCAGCGGCAAATGTAGATTGTAATATTTACACCGGCGGAAGTGGGATTAACGGATTAATTGTTCATAACAATATATTTTCATGTGATCCAGCAGTAAGTTCAGGAACAAACAATGTCACATGTAAGTTGACTGGTAGCGTCGGAGTATATTCAAATAATATACATGGACATACTGGATTAACACTCGGCGATGGAACAGTAACTGGCGGAGTAATTCCGACTACAATGTTTATGGCAAATAATTATCAGGAAGATGCAATCATAACTCGAACAAGTTAAGATGGCAGATAAAGATAATCATTGTTATGAATGCGCAGGAAAAGCAAAAGCTAAAGGTGAAGAATGTTCAACTTGCGACGGCGAAGGAAATCTGAAATCGGTCAAGAAGAAACCAAAGAAGAAATCCAAATAATTTATTTTTTTATTTTTTTCTTGTTTTTTATTCTAAAAACAAGAAGTCTTAGGACTTAAAATAAGCAAGAAGATTTAAATAATCAGGAGGATTAAAAAACACAATGGGAAGAAAAGTACTATCACAACAAAGCATTTGCGTAGAGGAAACAACCAATTTGGATGGTGTCACGAGTGCAACGACAGGCAGTAAAATAGATATGAGATGGTATAATAAAATAACCGTTCAGATTAATTGCTCAGTAAATACAGGAGCAGTAACAGTAACAATCCAGGGAAGTGTAGACGGAACAAACTGGCATGATTTAAATGCCAAAACTTACACAGCCACGACAGGAGTTGATCTTTACAAATATACATCTTATTATCCATACATCAGAACTAAAACATCTACACATTCAAATTCAACGGTTACGACTTATGTGGCCGGGAGATCATAATGAAGAAAATATTTATATTAGGAATTGTGTTTTTTATAGCGTTAGTTAGCGCGGCGATTTATCAAGAGCCATGGATTCAGAATCAACTTGGAGATCAGCATAATTTAACAGATATGGATTGGATTTCTGCAAATACATTAAATGGGACTACGATAACAGGAACATTTACTGGGGAAGTGACAGGCTCAATGAATTGGACAAAATTAAAAAATTATCCTTCTGCATGTCCGGGAAGTTCTGCAATCACTCTTCTTAATGATTCAGTAACATGTTCAGATTTATGGGTTGATACGGCAGGCGACAATATGACCGGGAATTTAAATGTTACAGGAGATATTATTGTATCTGGAGAAATCAATGCTACAAATATTAATTTGGATAAATATGGAGTTTCAGCTTATTTAAATGCAACAGCGACGACGACAACCACATTGGCAGACACATGGTATCCAATCAATGGAACATTTATTAATGAAATTATGGAAGGATTTTATTTAAATATCACAGATCCATTAGATCCTTCGATTGTTTACAATGGCACAGAAACGCAGTATTTTGATATTGATTGGGCTGCATCAGTAGCTACAGATGCCGCAGCGACAACTGTTCATATCGGAGCAAGAAATGGAGCTACCCCAGACGGCTGGGAAATGGCAACATTATGCAAAACAGCTGGCGAAGAATATTTTATTGGTGGCACTATGTCGATAGAATTATCTCAAGGAGAAAGAGTACAGTTAGTTATCCAAAGTGATGATGCTGGAGATGTTATCAGCGTGATACATTTCACGACTAAAATAAGGGAGAGTTTCGCATAATGGAAAATAAAAAATTAACAATTGGGGCGATAATTACATTGATATTGGCGGTATCGGGAACTTATTTTATTGCTGACGGTGATACAGCGTATTATTGTGAAGATAAAGATATGGTTATGATTTGTGAGAAACTCTCTGGGGGCATAGGTTCAAGATGTTATTATGAAGATACTTATAAAATATGTTCAAGTGGTTGGGTTGAAATCGAAGTAGGTCAAGAAGTATGGAGTGAACAATCTATCCCGGACACGACTCCGACAGATATACCTTCGTCAGCTGGTGGAATTAAATGGGAATGTTCACCGAGTAAATGTGTTCGAATTGAATGAAGTTTATAAATAATAAATCAGACATGAAAATTCGGATAGGTGATTCTAATGATTGTTATTGGAAAACATTAAGAGTTGGAGAAACTATTGACTTGCCAAAAAAAGTCGGTAAAGCTCTCGAACTTACAGAAGTCACTAATAGTCACCCAAAGTCACCCAAAGTCACAGAGGGGCAAATTGGAAATAAAAAAGTTGAAACAAAACAACTTGAAAACGATTTTTTAAAAGAATTAATCAAAATTAAAGGTATCGGCAAAAAAACAGCTGAAGATATTGTTCGAATATTCCCTGAAAGAAAAGATCTAAAAAATGCAATCTATAACAATGAGAAAATTCCTCTCAGGGATGATGTTTGTGAATTATTAAAGGAGAAGTATGGTAGCAGTTAATATTCTGGCCAGGGAGAATCGTGTTATGATTAATTCTATGAAAGGAGATATTAAAGCTATTCGAGGAGATATTAAAGATACCAGAATAGAAATGACTAATATATCAAATCATTATTCAAAACGACTTCCACTTCCTGCGACGATAATGATTACAATTCTTGCAAGTTTATGCACTGGGTTAATTGTGAGGGCGTTAACATGAGTTTTAAAAAAGGAAATGTCCCATGGAACAAAGGGACTAAAGGAGTTATGAAAGCGTGGAATAAAGGTAAAAAAGGATGTGTAAATAGTGGGAGTTTTAAAGTTGGTCATGTGGTTTCGCAAGAAGTCAGGGATAAACTTTCAATGGCGAATGTTGGGAAAGAATATTCCGAAGAATATAAAAAGAATATGTCGATGATAAAAAAAGGGCAAAAACATAGTGATGAAACTAAAAGAAAAATAAGCAAAAGATTAACTGGAAGAAAATTATCAGAGGAGCATAGATTAAAATTATCAAAAGCATTCAAAGGAAGAACACCTTGGAATAAAGGTATTACCGGAGAGGAAAGTCATAGTTGGAAAGGAGATAATATGTCTTTTAATAGAAAATTGAGAAGGAGCAGTTTATTTAAGATTTGGAGAGAAGCAGTTTATTTGAGAGATAATTTCACTTGTCAAAATCCAAACTGCGAATTTTGTAATAATAAAATTGGTGCTTATTTACATTCTCATCACATAAAACCACTAAGTTTATTCCCAGAATTAGCATTTAAAATTGATAATGGAATAACTTATTGTGCCGAATTTCATTTAAAATCAGGATTACATAAAAATATTCAAGAAAATGAAATAGTTGTAGGAGTGAAGTATGGGCGAATATGACGGCGACTTTGTTACTCTTGTGAGTGTTAGAAGAACCGCTGGGATAGCGAGTTCTGAAATATCAGATGCAGATGTAAAGGCAACAATCGATGAAGTTGAACCACAAATATATAGGCATTTTAATACGTTTTTTGTTCCGACAGAAAAAATAGAAACTCTCGACGGAGACGGTACAAATAGATTACTTCTTAACCAAAATCCGCTTTTGAGTGTCCGGGAACTTAAAATAGATGGTGATACAGAGGACCCGGAAAACTTAGAAATTTATAAGGATTCTGGATATATCTTCTTGGGAGAAAATGCAGACATATCAAAATTTAAAAGTGGTAGAAATAAAGTTGTTGTAAAATATATTTATGGAACAGTTGAGCATTCATCTACGACTACAACCACGTCTGACGATGAAGTGGCTGGAACAGATGTGTCAATTGGGGTTGCGAGTACTACTGGTTTTGCGGATGAAGACTGGGTTGAAATAGTCGGCATGGATGGACACCGAGAAGTCGCGCAAATCAACGCAGAACCTGCTGGAAGCACGATTGTAGTGGACAAACTTGTACAAACTCACGAATCAGGAAGTTCAGTTGTTAAACTTCAAATTAATGAAAATTATAAAAAGCTGATGAATATTACTTGCGCGTTGGCAATGGTTGCTCGAATAGTCGGACAATCTTATACTGATATTGTAGGTTATGAAATAAGCGGAATGAGAGTACAAAAAGGTGAACCCTATACTCAGTGGAGAGAAACTGCAGTCCAATTAATTAAAGAGAGGGATCGTTTATTGTCAATGTTGGCAATCCGACCCTATGTAGTATGAAACGAAAAATATTATTTATAGGATTAATATTATTTATAGGATTAATAGGATTAGTTAGCGCTGTAGATTTTACGCCCCAGGGAAACATAGATTTAATAGGAGAATATTCAATATTTAATGCAACAACAATTAATGCGACTGGCAACATAACGACAGATAGTTGGTTTAGGGGATTATTTAATTGGTCTATTGTGAGTAATTTTTTATCTTTTGATGGGAATACTTTAACATTTGATGATACTCAGTTAAACGAAACAATAAATAGTTCGATTGATTTGAGAAGTGGCAGTATAAATGTCAATTCTTCGGATTGGTGGGATGGTTACAATACTGTAAGTGATCTGAATAATTTAATCACAATCCAGGGGGAAAATATTTCTGGTGGAACAATTAACTTTGATAGACTTCCAACTTTAACAAATATGTTAACATTAGATTGGGCAAATATCACAAATAAATTTATTACAGCTGTAGATAATATTTATATTTATATGAGTGGTACAACAGTAACTTTTAATGAAACAAAATTAAATAATTCAATTAGAATTATAGATACAGCAACAAATGATTCAATGAAATCTTATGTTGACGGAACTTTTATAGTACAAACAGATGAGGGAAATTTAAATGTCAATTCATCAGAATATTGGGATGACATGAATACGATTAATTCTACTCAAATGGAAGATTTATCTGGCGAACTAAATATTAAAGAAAGTTGGTTGACGGTTTTTTGGGATAAAATTATGGGACTTCGAACAACTGATAATTTAACAGAAGGAATAATTAATCTTTATGATAATCAGACTTGGAACGAAACTCGAGCAACTACTTTATATGCAGGGATTGAATGGGACTACAATCAAACAATACCAGCAAACACTTATGCAGATGAGGTTAATTCATCGCAGACAACTTGGACGACAGCAGAAATTATATTAGCAAATACTTCTGCAATAGCGTATGTTGACAGTCAAGACACAGTATTTAATAATTCTATAAAATCTTATGTAGATTCACTTGACATTTCTACAAACACATCTCTTTATAATTGGATTATAGCTCAAAGTTATCTGGTCGCTGAAACTCTTTGGAATGCAAACTATTCAACTTTCTTAACTCATATTGATTGGGGAGATGCAACGAATGGCACTTTGGCTTTGAGTTCAGAAATACCAACAGACAATAGCGAATTAGCAAATGGAAATAATTATTGGAATAATACATTTGCAACTTTTAATAAAACTTATGGAGATACTCTTTATGCTACAATAAATGAGCCACTTTGGACAGATAATACTTCAACCGTGGCAAGAATTGGAAATTGTCCAGCAGGTCAAATTGTAATGAACACAACAATAAGTGGAGTTGAATGTGTTGTCGCTGGAGCTGGAACAGTGACAAGCGTAGCAACAGACGACACTTATTTGACAGGTGGAGCAATTACTACGACAGGGACGATAACATTTAATACGACTTTAGCTGGAACGAGTTTGGCAGTTGATAGTGCAGATAAATGGGATGCACTAGATAGTCCGAGTGATATTAATGCTGGAGATATTACAGACGACGGAACTTATAGATTAGAAAGTTGGGATAATTTTACTGGTATACCAATTGCTACACCGAGCGATGGAGACACAACTCATCTTTCAACAGCTGACCAAATTAGAGATTATGTTATAGGGTTAAGTTATATTACAAGTTTAATTAGCGATACATCTCCTCAACTGGGCGGATATCTTGATACGGCTGGACAAAATATCGGCTCAACAGCCGATGAAATTGAAAATGTATACGTAGCAACTAATTCGAGAATTTATTTTGGAGACGGACAGGAGGCGTCTGTTTATTATAACGGGACGGTTTTAATAATAGGCTAATGGTTAAACGAATTTATTTCGAGACAGTAAAAAAATGGGCTAAAGGATTAGGAATTACAGGTGGAACTCTGATTGGATTAATATTTATGTATCTGTTTGCAGTAGGGGCTATATCGAATGTTTCTTTTTCTGGGGATACAATCTGTGCCGGGACTATTGAGGACCCATGTTATGCTTATATTAATTTCACTGCAAATGAAGATATATTTATTTATCCTACTGATTATGACCCTTGGGGTAGAGATACATTATTTTCTTTCGACCCAAATGTTAAGTCTTGGAAATTAGAAAGAAGTTGGGGAAATTATTGGTGGGAATATAATTTATCAGAACCTTGTACCTCTCCAAGATGTGGGGCCAGACAAACAGGTGAACCAACATATAGTCTCGCATGGAGGAAAGGAAAAGATTATCAAATAAGGATAACTGCTTATAAAAATAATCCAACAGATGATATAAAGTGGGGTGCATTTTCAGGAGTAGATAATATCGACCCAGTTTGGTATGGAATTGAAAATGTTTTTCTTCCAACCTTGAATGAATATGGGGAAATAAAATATGGAAAGAATTATGATGATATTCCTATAGGAAATGGACAACGACAATTTATTTCTTATGGATTAGAAACAGACTTTCCAAGAAACGTTAATTATAATGGAAAGAAATATAGAATTGAAAAATCACCTTCCTTAATGGAAGAATTTGATGGTCAATTTCTTGTTAATGGAGATGGTATTAATTTTATTAGAATAGTGGATTTTAACTTAACAAATGTTTATATGTGTTTAAAATCAGGAAATATAGGTAATGTTCCTCTTAGGGTTTTTAAAGAAAATAAAGAATTTGATAAAAAAACAAATGAATTTATAATTAAAAAAAAATATATATATGAAACCAATATTAATATTCTATCAAAGAATACTGAACAGTGCTTTTGGATTAACCAAAATTTATTAGAGGTTACTTTAGAATTTGGGGAAAATTCTACGGAGATAAATATAATTTCGACAACAGCTGATGGGAGAATAATAAGAGATGCCGGAGAGGCATGGGATGATTGTCATGGTTCTGGAACTGGCACAAGTTTATCAAGCACACTCTCCTTTAATACTGTGCAAGCAGACCACCCAAGTACTCAATGTATTATTACAAGGTCATTTACATATCACGATACGAGTAGTATTCCTGATGGTTCAATTATTGATAGTGTTTCTTTAAATATGTATGGTTGGATTGTCGAAGGCGGTAATGTTTCGGTTCAAGAAGGAACACAAGCTGCATCACTAACCACTGCTGATTATGATTCTTGTAATCCATCACCTGCAAGTGGTGGGGGGGAATACGGACATACCGTTGGTTTTGCATTATCTCAATGGAATGTAGTAGAGTTTAATGAATTAGGAAAAAGTAAGATTAACGATGTGGGAGAAACAAAATTGTGTCTTCGTCATTATAATAATGATTATTTAGATTCAGAACCAAGTGGTTCAACCTCTGGGGCAGGCTGGTATTCTGCAGAAGGAGCCCAAGATAAAATCTTTCTTAATGTAACTTATTCAGAATTAACAGATACCTGCACATATTCATCAGGAGATTGGGAGGTGGTTTGTTCAGATAATTGTAGCATTGTAGATAATGTCAACCTTGGTGGAAATAATTTAAGTTTTACTGGAACAGGAGTTTTTAATATTCAAGCAAATATAACAAATTTTGATAAAATATTTAAGCCAAATGGTTGTCAGATAAATATAAAATTAGGAGATGGGAGTTTAAGTAAATAATGGCATTAACACTTGCAACATTCAACGGCACCGGAGTAGATTGTTCTGGTAATTCAAGAGAGAGAAACAGAGTTTTAACACTTTCAAATACTGGGATAACCAAACAGGACGGCTTTTTGGTTTATGTGAGCGGTTTGGCGCTCGGATTGACAACTGAATATACAGTATCTCATAAATCAGCTTCGACAGAAGTAACTTTTTTAAATCCGCTTTTGGATAAAATGACGGTTATTGTTCAATATTATGAAAATATAACTGAACTTGGAAGTGATTTTGAATTAGGACCATTAAGTGACTTTGGTGTGGAGGTTGTAAGAACTCCAGTAACGGTCACTACAAATTATTCTGGAAATAAAACATATACTGACGGCACAAACGAAACAATCGAGGTAGTATTTGTTAATCCTGATAAAAATTTTGATTTAGATAAAGCTGGTTTGACAGAATCGTATGATGCGATAATGAATACAAAACCAAATCAAACAATTAATAAATACGATAAAATAACTTACGATTCAAAAGTATATAGAGTAGAAACCGTCAATCCGAGAAATTTTAATGGAACTCCTTTATTTATAATGGTTGGGTTGTTTTTTTTGAAAGATGAGTAGTCTCCCAGATGATGTTTTGTTTAGGATTGCCAATAGATTACTTTCAGAATTGATAATTACCGCGCCCGTCGACACGGGACGCCTTCGCAACAGTTTAAAAGTAAAACCAACAAAAAAAGGTTTAATTATTTGGATGGTCGACTATGGAATGTTTGTAGAATTTGGAACTTTTAGGCAGAGACCAAATCCATTTATTAGAAATGCAATTCAGACAAAACTTCAAAATATTATAATTGAGGAGTTAGGGATTTAAGAAACAAGATTTAAATACTTTGAAGAATTTAAGAGAATAACCAAGTGGTAGGATCCAAGAGGATGACGTTAAACATACAATCAGTTAAGCAAGAGCAAGTAGACTTCTTAAGAAATAATGACGTTTTTAGTACTACGATTCGAGGAGTAACGACAGCGAGTGCGACTGGTACACTTTCTGGGACAAAAGTTATAACAATCAACAGAGTAAATGTTAAGAATATTCGAAGCATTACAGTTGCCGCAGTTAGTAAGGTATTGGGAACTGACTGGACAGCAGATTATAAACACGCAAATGGATGTGTAATTACATTCGGAGAAAATCAAACTGGAGATTATATAGTAAGTCACGATTACGGAAAAGATAAAATTTTTCCTGATTTTCCGAGAGATGATTTAGATATTAATTCATTTCCGCGAATAGCTGTTGATATTTTGAATGTTTCTACTGATGCTTTTGGAATCGGAGGAAGTCAGTTTATATCTAACGTGGCATTAACTATCGTAGTGTATGATGATGATTCAGACGACTTGGATTCGTATATTCAAACGATTAAAGATTTGTATGTTTCAAATGCTAAAAACTTTTATTATCTGAAATTTGTTAAGCCAACACTTATTGGACCAACAATTAATAGTCCTGACAAAAAGGATGAAATTATGCAAAAAAATATCGATTTGCTGGGGATGTTCAGCATTGATACAGCGACTTAAAATGGCAAATAAAAAACTCAAAAAAATTATGACTGACCTTGCGGCCGGACATATAACAAAACAACAGGCAGAATCACTCACAAAGGGCAAGAAAGTCGAAAATTCAAAGGCGAAAACGCCAAAGAAACAACTAAATATAATAGGAGGAAAAAATCATGGCGAATAATTTTATTAGTGGCGGAGAATCTGTTGGACTTTTTGCTTTTGAGGATCAAGATGGTTGGTCTGCAGTAGCTGCAAGTCACACAAAAAGCGATGAAACATATATGCCCTTTGGACAAGGTGTCGAGATAAGCGTATCTCGAAACAATAATGCGGAAAGAATTTATGGCATAGGAGCGCGGAATGCGACAGCGACTATTAATAAACAATATGCAGGAACTGTAACGATAAACGGAGCACTTACTCATGCTTATTGGTTATTGGGAGTTTTAGGCGCAAATGCAGATAGTGGAACAGCAGGAGCGTATACTCATACTTATACTGAGTTGAATAGAATAACGAGTTTTACAACGAATACAAGTTTTGAGTTGGGAACAACTGACGCGGCAAGTGATTTAATCGGATGCAGAGTAAATACCTGTACAATCAGCGCAGCAGTAAACGAACCTTTAAGATTTAGTCTTGAATGTCCATATAGATACGAAGCGTTAGGTACGTCTGCGACGGCTAACTTAGCAGATGTTGAGCCAGTATTTACATTTGCGCATGGAAGTATAGAAATGCCAGACGGAACAACAATTGCAGCAGTTCAATCTTTTGAGTTGACTATCAATAATAATCTTGATCAGGTGTACGGAATCGGAAGCAGATTTATGACAGATCAAGTTGCAAAAAATAGAGAGTATAATTTTTCTATGACTGCGGCATTCAAATCTCATACCGCACTTTTGACATATTTTCTAAACGGAACAAGTAGTGCAACTGCACCAGATGCAGGAAGTGGCACAGAAATTGCAACTTTAGAATTAACATTCACAAATGATGATGGAGATATACTTGACATTAATTTGACAGGGGTTCATCTAAATGAAGAAACTCTACCACAAAATGTTAACGAAGTAGTCAAAGAAGATGTCACAGGTTGGGCGCGAGCCTGCGCAAACATAGTCTATACAAATGATATTGAAATTGCCCCAGCGGCAGCAGACAATATTTAAATTTTTTTATTTTTTTATTTTTGTCGATGGGTAGACATAAAAACCCAAACTAAATTGGAGGAAAAAATGACAGAAAAACAAGGAAAGCAAGTGCCAGACTTGAAGTTAGATGAACAGCAAAGAGTATCTATTCAGACGAAAGATATACCTTTGACAATTAACGGAAAGGAAGCCAAAGTTGTTATTAGAAAGTTGAGTACTGGAGTACGAAATAAAATTCGTAGCGAATGTACTGAAACTAAGATATTAGCTGGGCAACCAAGCGTTAAAGTAAACGATACAGAAATTCAAGAGAAAATTTTGTATGCGTGTATTGTTAAAGCACCGTTTAAAACATCATTAAGTGATATTAAAGAACTACCTGCAGAGGTAAGTGATTATTTGTTTGATGAATATAACAGCTTTGCTGAACCAACGGATAAAAAAAAAGACTGATTCGTGAGGGACTAAAAGGACATCATCAAGATAATAGCGAGATATCAGACGAATTAATGTACTGGTTTTTTGCTAAAAATTTCGGGTTTGAACCAGATATGGTCGACAAACTTCCTTATGATAGGGTTGTTTATATGATGGACTTGGAAATAGAATCACAGAAACAGCAAAAAAATTCAATGAAATAATATGGCAGGTAAATTTCAAATAGAAGTGCCGATCTCCGTTAAGGGAGGTACTGGCGGAAAGAAAATTGGGGAAACGATAGCGGAGCAAATCAAAAAATCATTAGGATCTATTGGTATTAAGGAGGGCAGAGCTAGTGGTGGAGGAGCAATTGGTGGAAAGGGACTTGGTAAAGGGATGTTAAAACTTGGTGGTGTACTCGGTTTAATTTTAGGAGCGCTTGATTCTTTGATGTTTATAATTAAACCAATTATGGATTTGTTTAAAATTATTTTAATGTTATTATTTCTTCCGTTGGTTCCAATATTAAAACCAGTGATGCAAGGATTGGCTGCTTTTATTAAGTGGTACGCGCCATTAATGAAAAGAGTGGCAGCACATATTGAAAAGTTTGTTTCAGTACTTGGAGATGGAATTTCATGGGTGTGGGAGAATATATTGAAACCAATTTGGGCTGGAATAAAAGAAACATTCAGTATTATTTTAGATGCTGGTCAGTGGATATGGGATAATATTATTGTTCCATCTTTTAGTTTTTTGAAAGATGCCGGAATTTGGTTATGGGATATGTTTGTTCAAGGATTTTCAACTGTCTTAAATTTTGGAATTTGGTTATGGGAATTAATGAAAAAAGGTTTTGGTTTTTGGGTAGATATTGGGGAAAAGTTGTGGAATTTTATTAAGGGATTATTCAAAGGAACAATTAGCGTCGGTAGCACACTTTGGGAATGGTTTAAAGGATTATTCAAAGGAACAATTAAAGTAGCTACAACGGTTTGGAGTTGGTTTAAATCTTTATTCAAAGGCAATGGTGGAGATTCTACAAGTGTTGATGATGCAATTATAACACCCAGGGGAATTGTTCATACAAATCCACAAGATTATATAATCGCAACAAGGGATCCTGCAAGTTTAGGCGGAGGAAGTTCGGTGGTAATAAATATAAACAATCCATCGATTAGGCAAGATAATGATATCAAAAAAATAGCAAATCAAGTTAGTATGGTACTTCAAAGGCAGATGCCAGGGAGAATTGCGCAATGAACGAAAAAGAATTAAAAGAACTTAAAGAGATCAATAAAACACTTAGTTCTATTCGAACATTTATAATTGCAGAATCACAACTAACAAAAAATATATATGTCGAACTTTCAAAACAGGGACGAGATATTCAAAAAATTAAATCAATAATGGAGGAGAAAAATGGCAGCGACAATTGGTGGAAAATCACTTGGAGACGTATCAAGCGAAAGTTCAACTAAATCTTCAAATTTGTTTAATACACCTTTACCTTTTTCTGATAGTGATGCGACTTTAATAATGGATTTATTGGGTACAAATCGAACAATAACCGTGAATGGTGTAAAAACAGGGACGGTGGCACAATTAAGAACATTTATTACAGATATAGAAGGATTGCAAAATGGAGCACAATCAAGTTTAACGTTTGTAAGTAGCTGGACAAATGTTAATAAAAATGTTTTAATTCAGGATTTTACTCATGATAAAGTTAAGTCGGATGAAAATAAAGTTAGTTATACAATTACACTATCGGAGGGTACAGCACTTTAGAAGGTTTTTTAAATCAACTAAATATAAAATAATATGAGAAAACCTAAAAAGTTTCAAGCGAGTTGGGGTTGGTTCTGGTTTTGGATGTTTGTCTTTTTGCCAGTAGCTATGTGTTATTATTTTTGTAATTACGAATGAAATTAACAAAAGTAATAATTGCAGGAATTACTGTCAAGGATTCAGACGGATCTCCGGACCCAAGCAAATTAATAAGTTGGGAATCTGAAAAAGATGACGACGCAATTTCAGAAGCGGAGATAATTCTTCCAAGAAGTGTAAATGATTTAGTTGATTTAAACAATGGTCAATTAGTAGAAATATGGGCCGGATGGACAACCTCGACGGACACAAGATATTTTTATGGTTATATTGATAAAATACAACCAGACGGAGCAACCATAAAGATTATGTGTAAAAACGAAATGATTAAGTTAGTTAGAAAAAACGTCAATCATATTTATGATAGCTCAATAGATGCAAGCGCCGGAGAAGTAAGTGAAATAGTTGAAGATTTAATTGAAACCTATGGTGGAATGACTGGAACAGTCCAGGCAAGCGGAACTGAAGATGGAAAACGAGTTGATCAGTTTAAATGTATTAATGCGGATATTTTTGAGAGAGTTATGGCTCTTAAAAAAGCTCTCGACTGGGAATTATATTATAACGATTCAGATAGGGTAGTATATTTTGAACCACTTGGTTATAATAATTCAGGGAAAACACTAACGGTAGGAACAGAAATAGTAAGTATGCCAGAATGGGATTTTGATGATTCAAATATGATTAACGATTTGAGGGTAGACGGAGCGACTACTCAAACAAATATAACCGAATCCGGTCAAATTGAAACTGATTCAGGATATTTAAATGAAAGTATTTTGTTAACTAATACTCCAGATATAGTAGAGCTTTATATGGATGCAGCTGATCCTCCAACTACCCAACAAACAGGCGGAACTAAAGATGCATCTACTGGGCATTTTTATTATGTAGATAGAGAAAATAAGAAAATCATGCCCACAACAGATACGACATTTACAACAGATCATTATGCGATAGTCAATTATGTTTTTTCTGCGCCTGCGCCAGTTCACATGATAAATCAAGATAGTATAGACACTTATGGAATCAAACAAAAACAAATGGATTTATCTGATATAAGTTCTGTAGCTGATGCAGAGAGCCGAGTAAGTAGTATTTTGGCAAAACGGAGTGTTCCGTTTATTACAGGTAAAATTTTAGTTAAAAGTGAAAATGCTAACATCCCAAATCGTGGAGAGATAGTCTGCATAGTTGATACAAAAACTACAAAAGTAAATGGATTAAATTTAAGCGGAGAATATATCGTAAATAAAATAAAATATAAATTTCCGAGTGCCGTCGAGGAATTAGAAATCGGAGACAAACAATGGAGATTGGCAGACTGGCAACAAACTACAGAAGAACGATTAAAGAGACTAGAGGAACAATTTGTAAGAAATCAAGATATTTTATTAGAATTAGTTGACATTCAACACACAAATACAGAAAACTTTTTGAAACCAACGCCTAGATATTTTACGACAATTACTGAGGCATATAATACAACAAATAATATTATGATATGGGGAAATGCTACTCATGGGATTTGGGGAACAGACAAATGGGGAACTCAGGGAAATGCTTTTGATTCAGAGGTTACGGAATTTATGATGCAGTATGAAAATTTATATACAGAAAATTTCATTGATTCCGATTTTGAAGATACAGGAACTACTGATTGCACGTGGGATGATGATGGGAGTATAGTATTTACTTCGGGAGAAATTGCCCAAAGCTTATATGTTGATTATGCAAATGGAACTATCACAACGGCCACTTTAACAAGCACGGAAGTGACTGGAGATTTTGATTATGAAATGACCGCCGACGGAACAAATTGGGAAAGTGTCACGAGTGGAACAGCCCACACATTTTCAGATACAGGAACAGATTTAAGGTGGCGCGCAACTGAGAATGCAGCAAGCACAGGTGAAATAAGTAAAATTATAGTGAGTGATTATCACTAACAACAAAATTTAAATACAATGGAAATATAGAATACTATGGCAACGGGTCAAGTCGTGACTAATAATGGATTAAAATTGGCATTAAATAGAATTTTCAAAGTTACGCCAGATTATCTAGCACCATCAAAATTTAAAATAGGAACTGGAACTACTACTCCGACAGTTACAGACACCGACGTAGAAACCGGTGTGAATATTAACGGCGGAGCGATTAAATCTTTTGTGACTGGATATCCAATTTTAGATGAATCAAATTTCCAAGCTACGTTTAGATGTTTTTTAGATACTACTGAGGGAAACGGAAACAACCTAACTGAATTCGGATTGTTTAATGAAGATGGATCTCCTCTTATGTATAATCATGCAGTATTTACGTCAATAACTAAAACAACATCTGTTCAGATTTCATTTATTCAGAAGGATCAATTCGCATGACAATTCCAAATACTTTTTCAAATGGGACAGCCGCTGACGGAACGGAAGTTAATGAGAATTTTACTTATGTGACAAATAAAATTCATCAAATTTATACAGACAATGGATTAGATATTAGTGAGACTGGAGCTGGTGATTCAAATAGTGTAGAATTAGATGCTGTTAGTTCGGCAAATTTAGCTGGTAGAACATATTTAAAAATATCTATAACAGCAGCGGCAAGATCGAGTGGGACTAGTGCTCCTCAAATAAATTTCAAAATAGAAACAAAAGAAATAGGTGGTGAATATTCAGATTCTTTAGCTATAATAGATTGGGTAGAGGCGGATGTTACACAATTAACAACTCGAACATTAAGTTGGGTTCATACTCTAACAGGTGGAGAAAAAACAAATGGCGTTCAAGTTCAATTAACTACAAGTGCTCCGGCTAATGGCGATGGAGTTCAACAATTTACTAATATTCAAATAATTGAGGAATCGATAGGTAACTAATATGTTTTTATTAACTTGGTTAATGTGGACGGTGATTATTTTAGTAGCAATGACAATAGATAATTTTAATTGGATCACAAGTTCACCTGAGTGGTCAAAAATAAGAAAGAGAAGTTATTTAGGATTTTTAAAATATGTTTGGAAAGATAGAGTAATTCCAGTTTGGACAGATTATCGAGATATTATCCCGGCAATAATAACAGGATTTATGGCGACTTTGATATGGTTTGGATTTTATTGGCAGGCGGCTGTAGTTTTTGTTATAGTGTTGAAGATTAATCTTAAAATTATTTATAAAAATAAGGAGAGATCTTGGAAATGAAAAACAATAAATACAGCTTTTTAGTTGGCCTTGGGAAAACAGCGAAAAACTCGGCTTATCTATTGGCACCATTTGCGATAGCGATACTGATTGGTGTGCCAAAAGAATATGCCTGGGTTACTGGTCCGGTTGTCTATATGCTGAAAAATTACGCAGAAAACAAATAACCAAACATTTATTAACTTCTTTTTTCTTTTATTATTGAATAATTCGGACAACCTCCGTGTTGTTCGGGGGTGATGGCGTCTTTGTGGTCTTTGCCCCCGGGGGCAATTGTTTCTTTTGCGAGTGTCATTTGCCCCCATTTTTTTCATTAAAAATACGTTTGTTTGTTCTTTATTTTAGTCTTTATCATCTTATTTAATTTATTTTTTATTTTTTTGGAATGTATTAATAAATGATGGTTTTGGCACAATGGAACTAAATTATTTATATTATTGTTATTATGATTGCAATCTATGTGATGAATATGCACACCTAACTCAAAACCACAAATAATACATTTATTAAATCCTTTTGTAGGAATGTTATATCTGTATTGTTTATTATAGCAGTTTGCACACAATCCTTTAGCGTGATGTATTCTTATTTTTCCACAGCATATACATATCTTTTTATTAGGTTTCCACTTTAATTTTTTATAACAAGAACAGCAAAGACCTTTAGCGTGATGTTTTTTTTCTAATTTACAATTAATACATTTTTTTATCATAGCGAACTTATGCGAACGGATTATTTAAATGTTTCTATAAATATGAGTGTGCGAACGGAATTGAAATTATAGAAACTTTTAAAAAGGAAAAAGATAAAGGATTGTCATGATATTCGCAAAAAGATGTGATATTTTAACTAAACAGAATCAAACAAGATTCGGTAGAACTGAGAAACTGGGTGATACACGTTTAACTCGCTATTTTTGTCATTCGACCAGCTGGCTTTGTGGTGTGCGGAAGGGTAAGGTTATACTTTTAGGAGGCAAAATGTAAGATTTCTTTTTTTTATTAAAAATTGAAAATTGATAAACTCAGTTTGAAAAGAAAAAGAAAAAAATAATATTTAGGAGTAAAATGGATGAAATAGATAGATACTTAAAAAAAACAATAGGGTTTAAACCAAATACTGACTTCCTCTCCAGAGAAGGTATAACCTTTTTGAAGAATCTTGGAGAATACGGCGAACGAAGCAGGTGGATAAGTCAGGCCTGTGAATTTATGTTTCACTATGAACAAAATAAAAAAGGATTTTTTGTAAGATTAATAGATTTGCATTTTGCAGACATTAAACAATTGGTTAGAAAAATTGGTCGGGCCAAACAAAAGGCTCACGAATCTTCGGGAGAATATTGGGATGGGAATTAAATGAAAATGATTAAATTTAATTTAGACAAAGCGTTGGAAAATTTCTGTAAAGAATTTGGAGGCTTGAGGGAAATTAGAATGGGTGGCAGAAAATCATACCCCTTGAAAAAATTGAAGCAGATCCACGATGTTCATTTAAGGAGAAGAAAAAATGAAAAAATGTCCATGTTGCAACTCAACTCGAATCTCCGAAGAAATTATTGACGGAGAATTAATTATTTTATGTCTTAAATGTGGATTTCTAAACAAGCGTAAACTCAAATAGTATACATAAAGGTATACATAAAGGTATATATCGACGACGATTGAAGGTTTTCATTAATTTAATGCAATAGAAAGTTTTAAAAACACAAAGAGCATATATTTTTATGATAAAAAGGTGTGTATTTTGTAGAAAGAAAATCAATCCATTGAGAATCACATCATACAAAGTAAAATATTGTTCTCGCAAATGCAGTCAGTTAGCATATTATTACAGAAACCGAAAAGCAAAAGCGGAATATACAAAAGAATATCAGTTGAAAAATTTTGAAAGAGATAAGGACAAGAAAAAAATTCAAATGAAAAATTGGTATAATAAAAATAAAACAAGGCAAAAGAAAAATGTTTTAAGAAATTATCATAAAAATAAAGCAAAGTGGCGTGAAAGAAAAAATACACATATACATCGGGAAGAAATTTTCTTTACTTTACAAAATATTTGTAGTAATTGCGGAAAGACAGAAGTTAAAATAATACATCATCAAATATATGGCAAATATCCAAAGCGGATTAAAGGCGATAGAGAGGTGAATAAGCAAAGAAGAATAGAATATTATAAGAAATATTTACTTCTTTTTTGTAGTAAATCGTGTCATAGGGAATATGAGAGAAAAATGAGAAAAGGGAAAGTTTTATAAAGGCAATAGTCTATAGTATAACATGAAAAAAGTAACAATAAAAAAGGAAATCGAATACTGGGTAGAAACTTGTAAAAAATGCGGAAAGAAAATCACAGGCACATCAGAATCTCAAACAAGGCACAATATGAAAATTCACAAAATGAGTAAGGAGTGTAACAATGGAAATTAAAAAAGGGATGAAGGACACCGGATTCGGAGTTTCAATCGACGTGATAAAAATAAACGGAACAGTAACCAGAATCAGAAACGACTGGAACAATCAGGAGATGGCTTTATGAAATTTGAAAGAATAGTGAACTTTAGTCAACCATTTGACAAAAGGAGTAACGATCCAAATAAAAATTATGGGATAGGTAGTTTGAGAATTCGCTTTATTTTAAAAGGGAAAAAGGGAGCTGTTCAAATTTTATTAGGAGCAAATATGTATCTTAGTGCAACAATTAATGAATACAATAAAAAAGGGATAAATTTATTTACTAATTACAAAGGAGACGATAAACCTGTTTATGATTGCTGGGACGTCGGATACCACTCTAAAAAACCAATGTATGAAGGACAAGAAAAAATGGATTGTGATATATTTAAGAATGGATGTTATTATGATGGAAGTAGCCTGCGAGGAAGGGACGATAAAGTTGCTGAAATGTTTTTAGAAAAAGGCGAAGATGCAATCTGGGAATATTTAGAAAAATATTATTATGGGATATTCCCAAAATCTAAACCAAAGGAGAAATCAAAATGAACGCCCAGACGATAATCAACGAGTGCCAAACACAAAAATTCAATCCAAGACAATTTAGGGGCGAGGTAAACATTTCTTGGCTTATTAACGATGCTAAAAAGGAGTTTAAAAAACAAAATGGATAAAATAAAAAAGTTAATGCAAGAATTAATTAATGAAGGAATTAAGATCGAAAGAGATTTTTATAAAAGGCAAATCAAAGGATTAATTTTAATACTTCAACAGAACGACAGCGATAAAAATTTTATGGTCGCAAGAACTTATGTCATTCAAAAACTAAACATGATATTAAACGGCGGAATCGGATTTCATTCGAGCATCCTGGAGAAATTAGATGAGTAAAACAGGAAGTAGATTCACAAGAAAAATAAAAATGAATTTTCCAACAGAAATGAAAGATGGAAAACGGAGATGCGGAAAGTGCGGAGAATGGAACCCATTAGCAGATTATAAAACTAACAAACCAGGTTATCATTGGAAATGTAGCGATTGTAGAAAATATACGGAGACGTACAAATGAAATTCAAAAACGGAGAAGGAGGTAGAAATGGAAAAATTAACAAGAAATGTTAAGGCAGTTTCTCTCGGGAGAATAGAGGATGGTTCAATTGGATTTTTAACGACTCAGAAAGGAGAAGAAAAACTATGGTACAATGTAGCTGGCGAAAAAGAAATACTTGAAGAACTTGTAAAAAATGTGATTTCAAAAGGAAATACTATTGAGTTTGAGTACAATAATAATGTAGTCGGTAGCTTGAAGTTAATCGAAAAAGCTAAAGAAGAAAAAAAGAGCTGGGCAGACGATATGACGAACTTTGAGGATTTATTGAGCGATATGCACAATAAGTTTAAAGGATCATTCAGTATCAAGACAGAATTAATATCTGTAGATTATGAAAAAAGCCAGGCAATCTTTAGTGCTGCAGTAAGTGTAGAATATGAAAATCGAACTACAGTATTTACAGGCCACGGAGATGCTGAAGGAATCAAAAGTGAAAATATTAAACCACACTTTATTCGTATGGCAGAAACTCGAGCCGTGGCCAGGGCCTTACGCTTTGCTACAAATAATGCAAAGGTATCTAAAGAGGAAACCAAATAATAATATGGCACCACTAAAGGGATTTATACCATGGAATAAAGGACTTACTAAACATACTAATAAGTCACTAATGGAAACATCTAAAAGATTTAGTGGTAAAAATAATCCAAGATTTGGCAAAATACCACACAATAAAGGAATTCATGATAAAAGTATAAAATCTAAATGTTTGACTTGTGGAAAAGAGTTTTATTATTTTAAGGGTTGCTCGACTGGGAAATTTTGTTCAAGGAAATGTTTTGGAAAATATTATAGCGGAGAAAATAATCCTTATTGGAATGGTGGATCACCAAACTCGTATTATGGAAAGATTTGGAAAGTTATAAGAGAGGATGTTATTAGAAAATATGGAAATAGGTGTCAGAATTGTGGTTCGAAAGAAAGAATACAAATTCATCATATAATTCCTTTCAAAAAAATTGGTAAACATTCGTTAGATAATCTCATACCACTATGTATTTCTTGCCATAAGCGAGAAGAATGGAAAATAATTAAATCCAGGAGGAATAAATAATGGTAGAAGATATTGAAAACACACAGCAAGTAACTATGGAACAAAAAAGTTCTGTCAAAGTAACTAAAAACTCGAAAGGTTACAATTGGGAAGTCAAAGTTTATGACGACAATCCTGACAAAGCTTTAGAAAAGATGATTGAGTTGGAATTGAAGTGTTCGGAGAAATACGGAGAAAAAGATTAATTTATTAAAACTCAATTTGAGGATAAACTAAAATGTGCTATTAAACTGAAAATTAGTACATCTTAATGCGAGAGTTTAAGGTAGAGCGAAACTACACATTGGGACGTCCTTTAACGATGGACGATAGCGGGTTCGAATCCTGCCTCTCGCTTTGGGGTAATTTTCCCTTGACACTAACGAAAGTTAAAGACTAAAGAAATTTGACACTCGGGAAAGACCGGGAATGTGGGAAGACTGGAAGTAACCGCGGAGGTCAAGTCCGCATTTTATAATCATGGAAACAAATAAACAAAGAATAGAAGATTTAGAAGAAAAAGTGACAAAAATAATTATAGTCTTGGAAAAAGTTGTTGCTATTAAAATTTGGTCAGTCCAAAATTAGCAGGTGAAAATCCTTCGCCCACATTTTATAATCAGGAAAAAAAGAAAATGAAAGTAATAGAAGAAGCAATAAAAAACATGATAAGACGTATTGAGAAGTTAGAAAATATAATTAAAAATTTGAATTATCAAAAAGAATATAATAAAAATTATTTTGAACCAACTAATTCAAATTTTAAACCCGGAACGGCAAGCAAAGCCCAAATAAATTATTTAAGAAGTCTTGGCGGAAAAGTCTGGGACGGTATGTCTAAACAAGAAGCCGGAAAAGGAATTGACAACGCACTATTTAATAAAAAAATATCTAAAGAAATAATCGAGCCAAAAGAAGTTGATACTGACGATGCCGGACTGGATGGAGAATTATTATGAGTTTAGATTTATCACAACCAGCACTTGGAAAGAGATTGATTCCTATTTATTTAGATTCGAATATTATTATTGATTCGAATATTATTATTTATAGTTTTGAAACATTTTTTAACATCACCGACGGGGATTTAAAATGAAAGTCATAAGTTTAAGCAAATACAGAATTAGAAAATCACTCGAAGAACAGAAAATATGTAAGATGACATTTTTAAAATATTTTAATCCCTTATTTTATATATTTTTATTCATTTCATTGTGTGTGATGATAATATCTAAAACCGTAGAAGATGTTGAAGGTTTTCTTTGGGAAATAGAAAAAAAAATACAATGAGAATAATAGGATTAACCAATATATACGAAGGCAAAGTTTATGTAATTGATGAAAAAAAGTTAATCGTTAAGTTAGATTGCCTATGTCCTGATTTTCAATTCAGACGAATCAAAAAAGTAGGAGAACTTAACGATATTAAGTATTTTGCTTTGCCTTGTAAACACCTCAAACCAATAGTCGAGGCACTCGAAAAACAAGGATATAAGTTAAAAGTTCCCGAAGAAATGGTAGGGTTAGACAAACTAACTCCCAAACTAAAACAAGAATTATTAGAACGAGCAAACTATAAATGCGAGGCAGATAATTGTAAAGAAGTAGAAAATTTGGAAATCCACAGAAAAACTCGAAAGTCAAATGGCGGTAAATATAATAAAAAAAATTGTTCGGTTTTATGCAACGAATGTCATAAGACTCGACATAGGAACGAGTTTTAATGTCTAAATCTTCATAAGGACAAAAAAGTTTTATTGGAGTATCTGGATAAAATAACAAAATTATAATATTAGAAACATTTAAATAGTAATTATAATTATAATAATTATGAAAGCACAAGATATTCAAAAACAAATAAAAAAACTGGAAAGCAAAAAAGAAGAAATTGACAAAAAAATCAATTCTTTTAAAATTAAATTAGAAAACGAATCTGATAAACCTGAATGGATTAAAATTCCAAAAACTAACTATGAGGTTACAAAAAATGTATTATATAAAGGAAAATCTTATGATGAAATTATAAAATTAAAAAAGCCAGAAGAAGAATTACTAACTCTAAAAATTATAGGAATAATTTGTGAACATCCAGATTTAATAAAACAATTAAAGATGGACGGAAGTTCATCAAAAGACGATTTTTTTATTAAGCAACCATTTGATTTAAACCGAAAGAACGACTACGTTGCTGGGTTCTACGCGTATTCGGATTATGCTTACTTGTATTGTTGCTGGGGTTCGTCGGTCTCTGATTCCGTCCTCGGGGTAAGGTTCGTTCGGAAGTTGAAAGATAAGAAATGATAAAATGGCATTAACACAAATAGATTTTAACGAAAAAGAAGAAGCGATTATTGAAAAAGTTTCTAAAAAATATAAAATCAATAAACCAAAATCCGTAAAGAAAATAATTTCAGAATATAAGGAGAGTAAAGAATGAAAACAAAAAGAATCACCGAAACA